CCTTCGCGTCGGCGGCCTGCACACCCGCTCCTTGAGATGATGGAATATCGGACGCTCGGCCAGTGGGCTCTTCATTGGCTGGACTTCTTAGGCTCTACAAGAGCGGGGCCATAGAAAAGCCCAAGCGAGGCCGTTTCAAGGCAACCAAGGCCACTAGGGATGCGACCAAGTCCGCCATGCCAGGAGGTGACTCCTAGAAACACGAAAGCCCGGCAAGGCCGGGCATCCGTATGGTGACTGACGGAGGAAGCCGCCAGAGGCACCTACGAAATTCCAATGGAGGTAGGGGTTTCGTTGGTTCCAAGGCTACCCGCACGCCCTCTGTCTGTCAATAACCGGCGAGTATGCACTTCACAACACCACACCTGACCCGGCCCACCTGATTATTTTTGTTGCGTGCTAAATCGCTAGCGCAGTCGGCTAACGCACCTCTCACTTCCTAGCTTTCTGCCCCTGTAGACCGGGGCCGTCACGTGACGGCGGCATTGTACCCCATGCCGCCCGCGGTGTACACTGCCACCAGTGCCCCAGCTAGCCTCCGCCGAACTCCGCGACCTCGAAACGGGCTACCGCAGTTCAGACGACACCCTGATGCGGCTGGCCCGGCGGTCCATGAAGGCGTTTTTCAGCTACGTGATGCGGGACGAGCAGACCGGCGCCCCCGTCGAGTTCGCGCCGATCCATGAAACCTGGCACCGACTCGCCGACCAGTATGACCGTCTCATGCTGTGGGCCGCCATGGAAAGTGGCAAGACACAAAGCCTGAGCGTGGCTCGTACGCTCTGGGAGCTGGGCCGCGACCCGACGTTGCGTTTCGCCATCATCAGCAACACGAGCGGCATGGCGGTCAAGATCGCGAACCAGATCGGGAAGTACATCACGCAGTCGGAGGAACTGCACCGGGTGTTCCCGCACCTGGAGCCGGACCCCACGATGCCGTGGAACTCCGAGCAGCTCACGGTCAAGCGGCCCACGCTGTCGAAAGACCCCTCGGTCAACACGCTCGGCATCGGCAGCAACACGCAGGGCGCCCGCATCGACCGCGCCGTCCTGGACGACGTGCTGAATCGCGAGAACACCCGGACCCAGTACATGCGGGACGAGTCGCAGGACTGGTATCTGAAGACCATCCCGGGCCGTATGACGGAGCGCGGGCGCATCCTCGGCGTCGGCAACGCCTGGAACCCGGACGACCTCTACCACCGGCTCGTCAAGAACCCGCGCTGGAAGGGCTACAAGTTCCCGATCTTGAAGGCCGACGGCACGAGCGCCTGGCCGACTGTCTGGCCGCTCGACCGCATCGAACGCCGCCGGCAAGAACTCGGGCCGATGGAATCCATGAGCCAGTTGATGTGCCAGCCCATCGACGACGCCATGTCGCGGTTCAAGCGCGAGTGGATCGAGACGTGCTTGCGGCGCGGCGAAGGCAAGGACGTCGTCTACGCGCTTCGCGGAATCCCGTTCGGCTGCAAGCTCTACTGCGGGGTCGACCTGGCGGTGGGCAGGAAAGAACACCACGACCGAACGGCGTTCTTCGTGCTGCTCATCCACCCCAACGGAGACCGGCAGGTGCTGTGGGTCGAGAGTGGCCGCATGCTCGCGACCGACATCATGGAGAAGGTCAAGGACCTGTCGCTGCGATTCGGCGGCATCTTCGTGATCGAGAACGTGGCATGTTTTCCACCTGACCAAGTGGTTCTCACGCAGACCGGATACCGGGAGATCGCAGGTGTACAAGTTGGGGATCTTGTGATGACCCACATGGGGCGGTGGCGCCCTGTTCTCGAAGTCACGCATCGTCCGTTTGTAGGAGATCTGACGGTTGTTGACGCCAGGGGTGCGCCATCGGTGAGGTGTACGCCGACTCACGCTTTCTGGGTTCGGAATTCTGGACGAGTGCTCGGACCGCGCGAGGGCAAGGACGTTGGAAAACATAGGCCGGTAGGTGCTCCGGGATGGCAATCGGCCACCTTGCTTCAAGGGGGCAAGAATGGCAACGCGCACTACGTCTGTACTCCGATCGCAAGGTGGCCGTTCCGCCAGGCGATGCTGAACCTGTGGAACAGGGGCAAGCGGAGGCGCCTTCGTGTCAACACGGACCTAGCTATTTTCCTCGGTCTATACGTGGCCGAAGGAAGCGCCAGCGATGCAGTCGATCAGGTCAATCTGACATTGAACGAGAACGAACAGCACATCGTCGACCACGCCAAGAAGGTGGCCAGCGGCGTCTTCCGCGCGAATTGCTATGAGACGTTTCGTCCGAAAGAACATTCGCGCCGGATCGCGATCAACTCCGTTGCGGCCCGCAAGCTGTGTGTGGTCATTGGCAAATCGTCGAAGAAGTGTTTGCCTTGGGGCTGGATGGGGTGGCCACTACGAACGCGTCTGGCCATCGTGCGCGGCTGGCTCATGGGGGATGGATGCCTGCGGCTGAGCCATGCAGGGACGAAGTGGCCAGTTGTTCTGTTGTCGGGCGAAACTATTTCAAGAGCCTGGGCAACTCAAGCAAGAATGAGCCTACTGGAAGCTGGCTACCATCCCACCCTATGCCGAGTATCACTGGGGCAACGGAAGGGCACTTCCATCAATGGGAGGGTGATAACCCGACGCCACGATAGTTGGCACATTGCGCTTAATGCCGAAGAAACCGAGAAGTTCCTGCGGTCGTGCACGACGGACGTTGAGCGGAGCCACTGGGGGGAGCGAATCAACCGTCTACCGAAGGCGCATGAGCCATTGACCGCATCGCGGACAACCATCGTGATTGAGGAAGGTTTCGCGTGGTCCAAGGTGCACAAGGTGGGCAACGAATCCTACGAGGGAGAAGTCTACAACCTTGTTGTCGGAGAAGATCACTCCTACGTAGCGGGAGACATGGCGGTGCACAACTGCCAGGACTACTTGGTGCAAATCCTCCAGGGCAGCACCGCGATCCCGATCGTCCCGTTCGCGACCGGCAAGAACAAGGCGGACCCCACGTTCGGTCTCGAAGCGATGGCGGCTGAGTTCGCGGCCGGCAAGTGGATAATCCCGAACCGCGGCGGCGTCTGCCACCCGGAAGTCCAGGAGTGGGTCAACGAAATGCTCGGTTACAACCCAGCGGCGCACTCGGGCGATAGATTGATGGCTGCGTGGTTCGCCAAGGAAGGCGAGCGTCTCAGCGTCCCGGTTGCGAAGCCATACTGCGGAACCGTTCGCCTCAAACTCAACCCCTTGTGATAGGATGCGCCCATGGCGTCAGGCATAACTCGCGATATTGGAGCCGCCGGGCAAGTCGCCGGCGCGGTAGCGGACCAGCAACTCGTCAACGAACGCATGAAGCGGTTGGGCTTGTCGCCGACGCAGGTGGAGTTGAACCGCCTCTACGCCTACTACCGAACCGCCCAGCACGACGCCTGCGCGGTCGGCTGGGACGGCGATCCCCACGTGGACGCGGTCTCACGCGAGGGCATCTGCAGTTCGCCACTTCTGCCGGCCGGCTACGAGGACGTAGGCAAGAATCTCAGCAATCTGCCGCTGAAGTACCGCCGACCCGCGGTGCCATGCCACCTGTGCCACGTAATCGTGAGCCGCTTCACCGAGTTGCTGTTCACGGAGTCGCAGTCGCCGGCGTGGAAGATGGCGGGCGATCCCGACAGCGAGTCGTGGGTCCAGGCCGTCACGAAGGACGGCGCCCTGTGGTCGACCATGACCCAGACGCGCGATCTGGGCGGCGCCATGGGGACCGGCATCCCGGGGTTCAAGATCATCGACAGCGTCGCGATGTTCGAGACCTTCGATCGGCGCTGGTGCTTCCCGACCTTCGATCCCGCGAAGCCTGGCCAGCTCTCGAAGCTGGAGATCCGCTACATGTACCCCAAGGAGGAGCGGAACCCCGAGACGGGCCAGTGGGAGGAGAAGAAGTATTGGTATCGGCGGACCATCGACACCGAGGCGGATGTCCTGTGGAAACCGCAGGACGTGGGCGACGGTTCGACGGAGCCCAAGTGGGACGACCCCACGACGGTCCAGCAGATGGTGAAGCACGGCTATGGCTTCGTGCCCATCGAGTGGATCCCGAATCTGCCGGTCAGCGACGACATCGACGGCGATCCGGACTGCCTGGGCTGCTACGACTACTTCGACCGCATCG